AAGATTGCCGCTACATCAATGGAAAGATTTTCTGTTGGAACGTATGCAGTCTTTGTTGCTAACCAATTGGCTGTTGGAGAAGGAATCCCGAACAGTGTCGACCTCAATGTTTACTTCAGTGCTCCAGGAATAGAATTTTATTATTTTGCTCCTAGAGGAATTGCACCTGATAGTGTGACTCCTGCCCTCAAAAGTAGTAATGAAGTGAACTCTGACGATGACATGGTTTTGGTTCAATGCAGTGGAGACTCTGCTGTGCAGAGCGCTTCATTGGGAGATGCCTCTAGTGACGCAATGAAAGCTGCCGCCCCCGCGATAAAACTCGGGGAAGGTGCTGACCTTGGGTCTATAGACCATCTTGAGCGTTGCGGCTCCCTCCGTGACATCTGTAAGAAAATGTTCTTTGTTCCTAATGGTAATGTTTATCAATACCAACTTGACGGTCGATCTTATATTGCTGTTGATGTTTTATTTTGGGAAGCTTCTCGTATGAAGTTAATTACCAATTTGTATGCAGGTTGGAGAGGAGGTTTGCGTTTTATAACAAACTTCTATCCAGCAGGCTCTGTTGTCCATTTACCTTATGCCGTTGGTTATGTTCCTGGGATCGTTGATCCCACCATCGGAACTGATTACATCACTATGATGGGTAACCAACCTTATGTTTCTTATGGTAGGTCTAATCAAAATGGTTTACTAACCACTGAGACCTCTTTTACTACAAAATACAATTTTTTATTAACCCCTACTGCTACCAATTTCTTCTCTACTACTACTTTGATTGATCCTGTCGTTACTACTGACTATCGTGATTTTACTAACACCGGATATATCGTACTTCTTGCGAAGAACAGTATTTCGGGTTCAATTATGATGTCAGGAGCAGATGACTTTAGATGTGGAATCTTTATTGGTGCTGCCAATGTAGATGTCACTGATCATGATGCTGATATTTGAGTGTTTTCTAAGCCACTCCGCAGGCTTTCTTTGCGGTCCTCTTTCTTTGTTTATTTAGTTGTTAGAATTTGTGCTAGATAAAATTTATATAATAAATGTTAATTATAACGTTTTAAGCGAGTCTCTTTACTGAGAGGATACTTAGAATCTGTTCCGAACAGCTTTGCTGTTTTAAAAATGGTTCTTTTTAACACAAAC